GGTCGTTCATACGCACGATATTTTTCTAGCGTGGAGATTTGCAGTTACTTAACTACTTAACTATTATGGTTTACAAGAGCTTAACTATTAACTAATGCTTATAACCTATGTAGATTTAGCTAAAATCAAAAATGTAAGTAAAAGTGCAGTATCACAAAGAAAAGCAAAAGGTATATTTAAACAAGCATTAGTCAAAACAGAAAATGGCAAAGATTTTTTAGATAAAGATTTAGCACTGAAAGCATGGGACGGTGTATTTGTAGCTGTTAATGAAGTTAAGGACACAAAGCAAGAACTTAAACAAAAAATAGATAGTTTACCTGCTGATTCAATACCAGATTTTGCAGAAAGTAAGGCTAAAAGAGAGTTTTATCTAGCAGAATTAGCAAAATTAGACGTAGAAGAGAAGAAAGAACAACTAGTTAGTGTTGATGAGATAAAAAAAAGTAGTTTTGCAAGAGCTAGAGCCATGAGAGAAGCACTTACAAATCTTGCTGATAGGTTAAGTCATCAATTAGCAGGTGAAGATGATGCAACTGTCATACATAACTTACTTTCTATCGAACATAGAGAAGCATTAGAGAACTTAGCAAAATGAACGCATGGGAAGAAGGGTTTATAGCAGGTCTTAAACCAGAAAAACCATTAAGTGTTAGTGAATGGTCAGATACTTATAGAATCCTGTCTAGTAAAGCTAGTGCAGAACCAGGTAAATGGAGAACAAGTAGAACACCATATTTAAAAGAGCCTATGGATTGTTTAGGTACACAAAGTCCTATACAACGTGTAGTGTTAATGTTCGCTGCGCAAACAGGCAAAACGGAGGCTCAAAACTGTTGGCTCGGCTATGTAATAGATCATGCCCCTGCACCTATGTTACTTGTACAGCCTACTGTTGAGATGGGTAAAAGATTAAGTAAACAAAGATTAGAAAGCATGATTAATGATACACCTTGTCTTAATGAAAAGATTTCACCTGCAAGAACAAGGGATAGTGGTAATACATTGTTTAGTAAAGAGTTTCCTGGCGGTATGATGCTTATCACAGGAGCAAACTCAGCAACAGGACTAAGATCAACACCATGCCGTTATATAAGTTGTGATGAGGTGGATGCGTTCCCATCTGATGCATCAGGTGAAGGTGATCCTGTAGCTCTTGCGGAAAAGAGGGCAACAACATTTAGTACACGCAAAAAAGTATTACTTACATCTACACCTACAATTAAGGATTTTTCAAGAATAGAAAGCGAATACCTAACCTCAGATCAGAGGCTTTATTATGTACCCTGTCCTATTTGTGGAGAGTATCAAGATTTACGCTGGAAACAATTACAGAAAGAAGATGTAAATAATGTCCAATATAAATGCATACATTGTGAAGGTTTATTTGATGAAAGCCATAAAACAAAGATGTTAAGAATGGGTGAATGGCGTGCAAGTAAAGAAGGCGATGGTATTACAGCGGGTTTTAGATTAAATGGTCTATATAGTCCATTAGGTTGGTTTAGTTGGAAAGAGATGGTTATGGAATTTAACAAAGCAAAAGGTGATGCACCATTAATTAAGACATTTGTTAATACACGTTTAGCAGAAACCTTTGAAACAGATTATGTAAGTTCTATGAGTGCAGAAGGCTTGTTAAAAAGATGTGAAAGTTATGAACAGGCAACATGTCCAGAAGGTGTATTGTTTTTAACGCAGGGTGTTGATTGTCAGGTAGATAGATTAGAAGTTAGTACATGGGGATGGGGTAAAGGAGAAGAAGCTTTTTTAATAGATCATGTGCAACTATGGGGTGATCCTCATCAAGCAGAAGTATGGAAACAATTACAGATAGTTATAAATCAAAAGTACGAACATGAGAACGGCAAAAGTCTTGTACCTGTAATAAGTGCTATTGACTCAGGTGGTTTGCACACAAGTGAGGTATATCAGTTTGCTAGAGAGAAAGTAGCACAAGGTGTTATTGCTATAAAAGGACAATCACAGGCAAACAAACCTGCAATAGGTAGACCTACAAGAGTTGATATTAATTTTAGAAAAGTAAATAAAGCAATAAAAAAAGGTGCTTTAGTTTATCCGTTAGGAGTTGACACTATAAAGAATACTCTTATGGGTAGGTTAAAGAATAATAAGGTAGGTAGTCATGGCTATATTCATTTTCATGCAAATACAAGTGAGGAATATTTTAGACAAATTACAGCTGAAAGACAGATACTAAAAACAAACAAAGCAGGTTTTCAAGTACCACAATGGGTTAAGAAAGCAACAACAAGGAATGAGTGTTTAGATACATGGGTATACAGTTACGCTGCTATGTGTTTTTATATAAGTAAATTTAATAGAAATACAGTGTGGCAACAGTTAGAAAATAAATTAAATGAAGATGATAATGTAGTTAAGCCTAAAAGAGCTACAATAAAAAGAACATCTACTAATAACTTTGTTAACAACTGGTAAACATTATGTGGAAATCTGACTTACCAAGTGTAATAACTGCTGGTACTACTATTGAATGGGTAGATGAAGCAACTACCGCTGGTATAAATGAAACTATTAGTAGTCCTGATTGGACATTAGAATATTATTTAAGAACTAATACAGCTAGTGAAGGACATACAGCTACAGGTACACAATATCAAAACAGTACAGGCTGGCAATTTACCATTAGTGCAACAGATAGTGCAGGGTTTGATGCAGGTAATTGGTTTTGGTCAGCAAGAGCATTTAAAAGCGGTAAGGTATTTGAGATTGGTAGTGGTGAACTAGAAGTAAAACAATCATTACAATATTCTGGTACACCCGCTGCAATTGATAACAGAACACAGGCACAAAAAGATTTAGATAGTGTGCAGGCTGCAATAAGAACTCTTATAGAAGATAAGGCTGCTGAATATAGCATAGGTAATAGAAGATTCAAGCGACAAGATCTAGCAACACTAATTACAAGAGAATCACAGTTAAAATCTATAGTTTTTAGTGAAAGAAGGGCTAGTATGATTGCACAGGGTCTAGGAGATCCTAAAATGACGTTTGTACGCTTTTAAGGGGGACTAAATGGGCTTAAGAAACGCTTGGAAGGGCTTATTTACATCTAATAACGACTTAAATAGCCGTAGAAATAGGTTAAAAAGGATGTATTCG